CTTTCAACATTTCATTCATATTAATTAACACCTTTCTTTTTCATACTACCAATATAAATACGGAAGATACCAATATCAATTACCAAGATATTATCATTCCATAGATACTCCACACCAAACATCAAACCACTGATAAAATCTACTTGTAAGAACATTTATTCCTCTTTTCCTTTTCTTTTAATTCAATTAGAAACTTAGTCCTATCATAGGAAAGGTTTCTTTTAATCTGTTCTATTCCACCTAATTTATTAATTACATGTTGGAGTAGGGGAGAGAATTTAGACTCCACAAGTTCCTCCTTTGCCACTTATTTCACAAATATCATTTTCAGAATAAACAACTCCCTTATGTTTGACTGCCTCCTCATAAGGAACCGAGGTAAGAGGCTGTCCTCCACGAGAACCATCTGGATAGAAGGTTATTCCTCGTAGCCTTGGTGCATATTGAGATAAGGTATCTGCAAATTGTGGTAGCAAAGAGTCATTATTATATTTAGTACCCCATTCTGGAAGATTAACAGTAGAACTAATACTCATGTCCACATAATCTTGGATATTAGCTTGAAATTTAATACGTTGTTCAAACTTATTACAAAGATCATGTGCCGTTTCTATAGTAGAAGGATCTAAAGCATACTCTTTTATCAAAAGATCAGCAGTGGCATCCACTACATATTCGTATTTCCATTTTGTTCCGTCAGTGAGGTAACGGCGTTTGTAAGCCACTGCATACAATGGTTCGATACCTGAAGTTGTTCCTGCAAGAATACTAAGGCTTCCTGTGGGGGCAATTGCTCGATAAGCGACTGGATTTGAGATGTATAGATGGTTACAGTGTTCATCTGCTGCTCGTTTAGATTCATCCCTATATACCTTTAACCATTCGTGCAACTCTGGCGTGACTTCATAAGATCCTCCTCGCTTGAGGAGCCACTCGTGTAGCCCCATGACTCCAAGACCCAACCTTCTGTTTTTCTCCCGAACCTTATACACTTTATCATAGGGGAGTTCTGCTCGAAGTGTCCCGCAGACGAGGAATTTAGATGCCAGAATAACCACGGATCTGAACTCCTCAATACTTGATATGTTGCCCAGATTGATGCTGCCCAAATTGCAAACATCGCTGTCATCTTCGGAGGTAACTTCCGTGCAAGCGTTCCTAAGAGTTTCATTTTGTTTATCTCCAAAGTTAAAGCTAAATCCAGGTTCCCCTGTCTTCATTGCTTGACGGCAGTTCTCTACAAAGGTAGGTAGGTTAGCCCTATCTGCATTGTACAGCCATTTGTCGTCGTAATTAACAGAGATGTTAGTCATGTCCAACATAGCAGGGAAATTAAAGTCTTGTGCCTTCAGCTCTCGAACAGTTGGTGTCCAGTTTTTTGCTTTAAGAAACATTGGAATGTCTTCGTGCAACCAATTTAGCGAGGCGTATATTGCAGAACGCCTTGAACCACCTTGCATGACACTTCTCCCAATTTCATTAATTGCTGACATAAGAGGAATAGGGCCTGAGCTTGTTCCCCCTGTACGGGATAGAGGCTTACCTTCTGGCCGGAGCAACGAATAATCACACCCAATTCCACCTCCTGTTGTAAGACAATTCATACTACGCCATGCAACATTAGCCCACTCTTCTCGTGTATCTTCTTCTGCTCTTAGGAGATAACAATTATTTAGAAAGTGTGCTTTCCTTCCAGCGTAATAAAGGTAACGGCCTCCTGGTATGAACGCCATAGATTTAATATAATCGGCAAGCAATCGTCGCTCATCTGAATCCATGAGGGGCCTTTCTGTACCCCATCTACTTCCACATACATCCTCCACAACTCGTTCCGCAAGTGCGTCCCATGAATCGTTTGCACCTTGGGAATACTTGCTGTTGAAAATGTTGCGGGCAAAACTTGTCTTGAATCTATCATGTTGCATCCTTTTAACCCCACTGTGTTGCCATAGCGTTAGCAATTCCTAAGTAAGTTCTACTTCTTTCTTTCCATCTGTTAGGGCCGGGAGACATCATATGTACCTTTGGTTCTCTACCTTCTACTATATTTGTAGGTATTAGTTTAGGAAGGTTCTTTAACCAAAGACACGTAGCTTTTGTTTCTCCATGTCCAAACATCCAAGGTTGTATAATTTGTGTTGGTTTCTTTATCTTTGTGGATATAACTGAGATAGGATTCTCAATGCAAATCCTCTTTATGGGAGCATTCATTAAGAACTGAACAAAGTCTAAAGCTTCTTTTTGTTCTTCTACTTTGTCTTTAAACCAACGACTACCACTTACAGCTAGATGAGTACAAGGTGGATGAGCAATCATTAAATCCCAACCATCTCTTATAACATTTTCTACTTGAGTTTCAAAATGAAACATCGAAAAGTTTTCTGATGGAAGTAAATCACAAGACCAAGCATCGTGACCACGTGCTCTAAATGCATCTCTTACTCTTCCACTATACTCACAAGCTACGAGAACTCTCATACTCTTTCATTTCTTTTTGTTGTTCTTCTTCTAGTTGTTTACGAAGACGAAAAGCTTTCTTTCCTTTTTTATTTTCTTCTTTAGGGACAGTCTTCTTCGTCTTCCAGATCATCTTCTTCAGCTTCATTCTCATACCAAAATTCAAACCTATCATCAAACCTATCAATCAAATCTTCAGATGTGATGTTAAGCATATCAATTAATTCTGGTTGTTCATGTTCTTTATACTCTTCAATGTAATCTTGTAAAGATCTCACGTTGCAGTTCCTTGTTTCTTATCATAGCTACGTAGAGTACCAAGACCAAGGATACCCATGAGAATTTGCATAGTTAGGTTGGTATCTATCACAGGGAAAGCACCTGCATATTTAAATCCTACTTGACTTACAAAGCGAAGTAGAGGCTCAAGTATAGCAGAATAACCAAGAGCAGTGGCACCGATCCACCCCACTGCTGGACGCCAACCTGATACAAAAATTGAAGTACTTTGTGCTTCATTTGCATTGACCTCTATTTGAGAAAGTTGTAGTTTAATATCATTAGCAAGACAGAACTTTTGGAATTCAATATCCAACTCTTTTGCTTTTAGCAATTGTTCTGCTGTCATACCACTGAGAGTCTGCTTGATAGAATCTACAGTCTTCTCTGATGCTCCAAACTTCCCCGCTAACCATTCAATACCGCTACCTACAAGACCACCAGCAGGGCCACCAAGGAACGAACCTATTGCTGGTAATACCTCAATCCAACTTGCCATCTATAACCTCGTCTCTTTCTCCACCAATGTGGCGCACATACCAGAGTGTCTCATCTACAGCACAATCACCACACTTACAAGATACAAATTCTCCTGGATATGTAGAACTAAATAGCCCTTCACATTTCTTACATTGATATGTATGCGGTTGGAACAACTTGTTCATTCTTTTTATTTTCTAGTTCAATAAGTAATTCTAAACAATGAATGGCTTTTTGTAGATCCAAGATACCATTTTTATTTCTCCATCTTGTTACATATTTTATCACATTCCCCTCAATAAAGGGAATCTTATTTACAAAGTTATACTCAGCAGGTTGGATGGGATAATTAACGTAATGATCTCCACCAATCTGATGACTAAGAGCACTATTCATTATAGAAGTGCCTCTCTGTTATGTAACCGTCGTTCAAATCGTCTAAGGAGGTAGTCCAAGGTAATACTGTGGCATTGGAAGGCACCGTCATCAACTTCGTAAAGCATGTGAATTCCTCTAAAGTGATTGTTTCCCTGCGGCCCAAGATAGTCTTCATCGTGTAGATAACAGCATCCAGCAAAGAGTCCAGTAATGCATTTACCGTCTGCCCTATACTCATTGTAAATCTCCATCTTTTGATTGTGACCTTGGATACAAGAGATGTGCTTCTTGGTTACCAATGCCCTTGCAGATGTTACTGGCCTACCCATAACCCCTGTAGTAAAGTAATGGCTATAAGCAATACCATCTACCATCACTACTTCAAGGAAAGGATAGACACTCCATCCATACTTAGCGTAGTTTAGATCACTAAGATCAATTGTACCATCCAACTTAGGATCATTCTCTGTAGCTCTCGTGATACGATTCTCATGGTTACCAAGAGTGAGTATCATCTGTGGGTGATATTGTTTCTTCTTGTTTCTAGAAGCATGGAGATTATATTCTCCAAGAGGGCCAAGGAGAGTCTTCATTGCATAGTTGGATGCTTCTACGTCATCCTTATATCTCCGCCCTTCAAAGGATTTCTTACCCACATCGTAACTACTAAGGGAAGGAAGATCAGCAAAGTCACCAAGACAAATTACAGTGTCTGGTTTCTTCTCTACCATATATTCCCCAATTACTTTTAGAAACTTAAAGTTTTGTCCTGGTTTTGTCTGTACGTCTGGTATGACCATGTGGGTCTTCATCAAATGATTTCCAATTCGTGTAGTTTTTCTTCTACAATTTTCATCAGTTTTGCTTCACGAAATCCAAAACTATCTGGGATATCAAGACTAATTGCGTAGTCAATATTATATTTCTTTTTCAAATGATCTGCAACAGATTGTTCTGCACAAATAATCTTATCTGCCCATTCAATTAGCACCTCATCAATCTGGATGAGAGCATAGTCATGGATACCTACAGCACGAGTGTTGAATCCGTGATTGCTAAGGATGTATGCAATGGTGGGCGAGCGTAGTAGTCCTGCCGAACATACACACAACACCTTTTCCATCGACCCTTGGAAGGGATTCTTACAATTCCAAAGAGCATTATTTCTCATTTGTTATATCTTTCTTTTAAATATAAAATTGCTGTATTTAATATTGTTTTATCGTCTTTTATATAACCTAAATAGCGATTACAAGGAGCACAAAGTAACCCACGTACTTCGCCTGTAGTATGGCAATGATCTACATGAAGATGGTAAGTTATTTGATTTATATTTCGTTTACAAATAGCACAACAATTGTTTTGTTGTTTTAGTAAATTACTATAATCTTCCCCTGAAATACCATACCTGTGTTTTAATATATAATTTCTAGCAACTTCATAAGTAGGAGAATTTCTTTTTGTTAATCTATTAGGGTTATTATTTTTCCAGGTTTTTGCTGAAGAAGTACGGCAAGATTTACACCAACTACTAATTCCTTTTTTACGATTAGTATCTTTGGACATCTCTTCTTCTGTTTTATTTTGTTTGCATCTTGTGCAAACGTGCTCGTTCTCGTTCATCTTTGCTTTTTTTCTTATGACATATTAAACAGATCGCTTGTAGATTTTCCTTAGAGCAATACAATCTATCTATGAAGGTATTCCAATCTATGAAACCTGTACTAGGATCTACAACAGGGGAGATGTGATCTACTTCAATATCTTTAGAAGTAAACTCACCTTTACAGATGTTGCAACTGTAATGTTTCGCTACTCTTCCTGTTTTAATATTGATCTTTTGTCCTATACAAGCATCAGATAATGTTTCATACTTTGGAGGCCAACGTCTAGCTCCTGCTCTTAGAACGCTGGTGATAAACCCCTTAAGTCTTCCTGCTGTCCAGGTACTCAAGCATATTCCTTATCTGGATAAGCAGAGATGTTAATTAAATCTATGGCAGTGTCTCTATCTCCATAAAGTCCGTCGATTCCCCATTGACAGGGATACCAGATGTCTTCTGATGATTCGTAGTAGGCTCCATTGATATATCGCCCATCGAAAATTTCATAGAACTTAACTTCTGATCCACCTCTTGTTTCAATGGGTCTGGTAAAATCAAGTGTTTGCTTCTGTGACCCCATGTTTCCTCCTCATTTTGCATGATCCACAAACACTGAGCATTCATAAAGAATCGTTGTGCATCTTCATTGTATAAATCAAAGACAATATTTAACAATTCTTGTTCTGTTTCAATATTATCTAGCAACTTAGCAGCCTTAATTTTACCAATCTTTTCTACTCCACGGATGTTGTCAGAAATATCTCCAATCAACATCTGTTTGTAAAAGGTCTTGATTCCTTCAAAGGGTGCTGTGTATGTCTTATTATTATGTAACCAATTGTAATGCCAACCTGGTATCATCAACAAATCTTTGTCAAGACTTGCAATCATTGTAGAGTCGCAACTGTTTTGTTGATTCCAAAGTGTTTGGACAATGCCGAGTAGGTCATCTGCTTCACATCCATCAGATACAACAGCGTGCCATTCTTCGACTAAGAATCTACGACATTGCTGCAACCAACGTGGGGGTTCTTTATCCTTTCGGTTAGCTTTATATTCAGGATTTGCAACTTTTCTGAAGTTGTTATGTCCAGTTAAATAAGTAGTGTAACATTCACTCTCTGTGTTATGTAACAACTCTTGCATTAGCCTGTCACAACGGAGAATAGCAATCTCTTCTTCTCCGTGTGGCTCGACAGATGCAGCACAGCGGAACGCCACTAAGTCCGCATCAACAAGTAAATGCATTAGACTGGAATATCATCTTCAACATTTCCCCAATCAGGAATCAATTCTTTCTGAAATACCCAATCAGTGTATGTTTGAGCAAGTTCCATTACCCTGGCGGGTGTCTTCTCATCTCCAAGTGTATTGATAGCAGCAGTTAGTGACGACTGCCGAACGATCAGCGCTTGCCGCGCTGCCCGTTCGTCGGCTGTTTCATACGTACTCTTGGGTGTAGCGAAAGACTTATTTGCTACAGGGGAAGTAGATGCAACAGGGATATCAGTAGCAGCAGATACAGCAGTCCAGTCCCAATATCCAGACTCTTCGTTCTTTTCGGATGTGATTGTGAATGTGGTTCCATTAGTAGCAGATGAGAGTGTATCGAACACAGCTTTGTTGGTGAAAGACATAATCTTTTTACCCTCAATTTTACCTGTGTTTTCATTTTTGTATGCTACATCCAACATAATATAAGAACCCTTTTTAGTTGGTTTAGTAGTAGCTTGTACATTAATTACCGTGATGTTAAACTGCATGTTTACTTCTCCTTTAAAACAACATTATAACAATTGTTTAACCAAATGTCAAACAATTTCTGTTAAATCTTTCATGTTAGGGCCACTACTTACTTCACACAAGAGAGGTAGTGTCCAATTTACATTAAACATTTTAGAGATAGCATTGGGTAAATCTCTGAAGGTGTCATGGAACATTTGTGCTACAGGTTTTACATTCTTTTCTGGTGTATCTAGTACGATTGAGTCATGTACAGTTGATATGAGTTCTCCTTGTAATCCTGAATTATACCAGCGATTTGCGAACGATACTCTGGCGACTGCCATAACATCTGCTCCACATCCTTGGTTGATGTGGTTGGTGATGTCTGGGATGTTCCACTCACCCCGAACAGGTTCGTGTTGATGTACTCTTCCAAAAGGACTGATAGTTTGTCCTGTTGTTGTAGCCTCTTGTATAAGTTTGATGTGACATTGATTAAGTCCATAATATTTCTCAAAGAAATTATCTATTACTTGTTGCCAGTATTTAACACTTTTTGAGACTTTGCTAAAGTCTGGGTCATGGGCATATGCGTATGCAGGCCCACGATAAATAGCTCTAAATAGAAATATCTTAGCAATGAGTCTAGAAACAAGCTTAAAGTCGTTTTGATTTTTTGTATGTATGTCATTTAGTTTTGGATCCTCTACAAAGTTTAACCATTCTTTAATACCATTCTTGTCTTGGCTAATAAACAAATAAGAAATCCATTCTAAGGACTTCGCGTCAGCGTTTACGATCAATAATATTTACTCCTAATATATTCAAAATCTACAGGGGTAAAGTCAATTTGTTCCACACTTAAATTCATATATCTAGGATCATCCAGATTATTAGAGTGAAGATGTCCATGTAGATTTGCTCTCCATCTAGCAAGGCTTTCAGGATGGATAGGAATGTGTGTCAAGATAAACTTATCTAGGGTATGACTACCACGAACATCTTTAAAATGTTGTGCATACTGGGACAACTTGAAATTATCATGATTGCCCTTGATAAGTACCTTAGTTCCATTAAGTCTTGCTAGGGTTTCTGACAATTTTGCCCAATTTCTGAAACCTATATCTCCTAGATGATACACCTTATCATTAGGACTTACAGTTTTATTCCAATTCTGGATAAGAGTCTCATCGTGTTCTAGGATAGAGGTAAAAGGACGAAGAGGATTACCTTCATTGGTTTTAAATGTGAGGATGTTTGCATGTCCAAAGTGCGTATCCCCAATTAGAAATGTTTTACTCATAACGTGTAATGCAAAATTTCTTGCAGCCTTCTGGCATGTTCTGTTGATTTGGTTTTGTTGCTGTTAGTCGGGAGCTTTTTGCAACACATTGGTTAAGTTGTCCATGAACAATTGAATCTTTCCAGCAATGGGATTCAATAAGCTTTGGAATTCCGTTATAATAAGTTCCTTGGAGCTTTGCGATGCCTCTCCTAGTAAGTATGTTATCAATAATCTTCTTGACTCGTCCAGTTGATTCCAAGTTTCGCAAGACATCTTCGCTTGTTCCATAATAGCCTTCCTTTGCTAATGCTGTTTTCTTGTCAGGCTCTATGAGCCTTGGCATTACATATTCTTTTGGGAACTTTCTGAGCTTGACTTCTCCGGCTCTTGTTCCGGTTTTGTAGGTTCCAATTGGGACATACACTTCATCGGTAATAGTACCACCATAAAGCATACAACTAATATGATCAGGAGAAGCCAGGTTAATGGGAATATCAGGAAACTCATTAAGAATACTCCTATCCAAGGCAAGGCACTCCTCCGTAAGAAGTTTGGATGCATTGGCTGCCCCTTGTTGATCGAATTTATATCCATTATATTCCATTGCTTGTAAGACAAGCAAGTCATAGCATTGTAACCTAAATAGATTATATTTTCCTGCATGTTCCGGTTTTTTGAACTCTATTTTCTGTGCTTCATACAAAGCAAAGGTAAGAGAGATATCTTGTTTCAGGTATTCCGCTAGTTCTTCGTGCGGAATACAATCTGTATCAATTCCGTTATTCCAATATTTAGATTTGACTACATCAATTTTATGTCCTAGTCCACGTTTAGTACAACTCTCTTCTAAGGAAGGATACTTCCATGTTTGATTTGACAATATAAATTCTGCCAATTGGCAGTCCCACACTGGTAACCGAATAGGTATGGTAACACCAATATTCCTAAGCCAATGCAAATCAAACTTAAAGTTAAATCCAATAACAAGGGATGCTCCTGCCAGAAGTTGTGTAATAGACTGATCTTTATCATTATCAAAATAAACACAGGAACTAGTAGTACCCCACCCACCAAGGACAAGTTTGTTTCGTTGATCAAATGGATCTCCTTTATTGTAGATGGTTGTCTCAACATCTAAAGCAAATGTTTTCATTACTTCACTCGGTTAGGCCACCCCTCATCAAGGGTGGATGAGGCAACAGTGATGAATTTTTTAGCATTGAAGAATTGATTCACAGAAGATACTTTCTTAGCAATGGCAACAGCCAATGAATGTCGTTGTGGTTCTGACATTTTCTCATCTCTAATTATCTTGGCTACATCTAGCCAATCTCTTTCTAATCTCATACGTAATCTTTATACCTTGCAATTTCAGGCTCAATTATGACATCCACTTTCCCATGCCGCATAGCAGGGACAGAATCCAAATCACCAGTGAGCTTATTTTTAGATGCATGAAGGTGTCGAATGAATTCAAAGCCATCCTGATGTGTTTTTCCAATTCCTAAGATCCAATCTGCTTCTGCTTGTTTAGCTGTTTTAGCATTGGCAACATTTTCCATTGTTAACCATTTCTTACCTTCACCAGAACCATCAGCTTGAGAGACAGCAATTACAGGGCCATATGCTTTGGCCAATTCCCTGGCCCATTGATAGATGGATCCAAGACGTAAATCCTCTCTATCCGCAGTAAATCCTTTAACTTTATCCAATTGATCAAATATTATAGCAGAAGGATTATACTCTTTGCAATACTTTTCTACCATTGTTTTAGAAATAGTAGCTGTATCTATTAATTTAAGTTTATTATTAATAGTATTATGATATATACTATTATATTCTTTAATATTACTAAAGAGTTGATCTAATTTTATTCCAAGGGTAGCTTGGAATATGCGGAGTTGGACTTTCTTCCCTTCTTCTTCGTTGTTAAACCAGAGGATTGGGCCAGCATCAGGTGGTATTTGTTCAGCAAAATAAGATATTTCTGATGCGAGAAATGTAGTTTTGCCTGTCTCAGGTCTTGCAAATATAAAGCCAAAATCTCCCTTTCTGAGGGATCCGAGCATTTGATTAAGGCTTCCAAGTCTCCATCTGAGTCCGTGTTTTTGTACATGCTTTGTATATAAATTTTCAAGATCGTCTGAGACAAAGTAGTCATCTCCTAAAGTTTTAATTGTTTCTGAGCAGTTGTTAATGGCAGTGGATAGCTCTAGAAACGATTTCCTGCCCTCTGTTACGTCGATTGCAAGCAAGGCAATGGTATGGGCTAGGTTACGTTCTTTTAATTGCTCTAAGAGCGTTTCTGCAACATCTGGTTGTACATCATTTTTAGCAATCTCTTCCAGGATAGCTTTATAAACTTGCGTATCTTTGGTTAAATTGTTTAAAACATACAGGCAATATTCATTAAAAGATACATCTCGTTGCATCTTTCCCATCAATTCATCAAGAAATTGATAAAGCAGTTGTAATTCTCTATCATCTTTTATTTCTATATACTGTCGATATTTATTATAAACATCAAAAAGGACAAGTATATTAAGAAGGGCTGCTTC